GCAAACTGGAAAAATGGTGAATTGATTTGTAAGAGAAGTATCTCAAATAAAAAGAAATGGTTAAAGTTATCAGAAAAATCAGTGCCTAGATCAGCAGGATTTGAAGCACAGATTAAAAGAAATTTAGGGAAATGATATGAAAACAAGATTGATTGTCCCAATAATATTTATGTACATGTTACTTTTCTTTGCTGTATCAATAGCAGCTATAAGAATATCAGGACATGGTGCAAATTGGTGGCTTTTGATAGGTGCATTATTAGCATTCTCATTTGATATTACCACGAGAAAAGTTAATAGAATTTCTAAATCAAGGTCTGATAGAAAAGTACTTGATGATGTTAAAAAATTCTTAGAAAGCAATCGTGAAACAGGAGTGAGGTAATGGCTAAAGCAGAAACTAAGTCAGTAACAATTATTGTTCTCGATGAAAAACACTGTGCTATTGATTGTCCATTTCTCAGAAATGATACTTTTTATCACTGTGTTTTATTTAATATGAAACTTTCTTACGATTCTGCATTTGTGTATCGGACAGGTCGTTGTATGGATAAGAAATAAATAGAGGAATAAAAATGGAGAGTAGTGAAAAGCGTCGAATTGAATGGCAGCTTAAATGTCTGACTGCTGAAGCGTCTAATCTTAAACCAAATGATTTGGATTGGACTATAAAAATGGAGCAGGCATACTCCAAGCAAGGATATTTGACACAACCACAGAAAAATACACTAGATTCTATCTATGAAAGATATGCATAGGAAATCAAAATGAAAATAGCTCGTGTCTTTCCAAGTAAAACTAAAGCAACTCCTAATGATACTTTATGTTTCTTTTCTAGTCCTAGAGCATTTTTCAATCCAAAAGTAGATGAAGTTCATATTAGTGTTACTTTTACTTGGGATTTAAAACGTGCTGAATTATTAGAAAAACAATGGAGTAAAGTAGCCCCAGTAAAGATTGGTGGACCTGCTACAGGAATGAAAGGTGAGCAATTTGAACCTGGTATATATTTGAAACCTGGTTATGTTATCACATCAAGAGGATGCCCAAATAAATGTTGGTTTTGTTCTGTTTGGAAACGTGAAGGGACTATTCGAGAATTAGAGATAAAAGAGGGTAATAATATTCTTGATGATAATCTTTTAGCTTGTTCTGAATCACATATTCGTAAAGTATTTGCAATGTTAAAAACACAAAAAGATGTAGTATTTACTGGAGGTTTAGAAGCAGCACGCCTGGAAGAATATCAGATAGACTTAATTTATGACTTGAATCCGTTACGTATGTTTTTTGCTTATGACACACCAGACGATTATGAACCATTACAGATAATATCAACAAAGTTAAAGCATTTTTGTTCAGGACATAGATTGTGTGCCTATGTTTTAATTGGGTACCCAAAAGATACATTTGAAAAAGCAGAGTATCGTTTACAACAAACAAAGAAACTGGGAATAATTCCATTTGCTATGCTTTATAAAAATGAGAGGAAATCAGTAGATATTAAATGGAAACAATTTCAAAGAACTTGGGTAAGACCTGAGATAATCTTTGGAAAACCTAAAAACGTTAGAAAAGGATTACTAGATTTATAAGGAATAAATTTATGCTTTATCACAAATACAGACCTACTTCGTTGGAAGAAATGTATGGGAACGAATCAACACTTGCAACAATCAAAGCAGATTTTGCTAAAGAGGATAAGCCTCACTCAATACTTATTTCAGGACCTACGGGAACTGGAAAAACTACAGTAGCTAGAATTATTGCAAACATGTTAGATTGCAAAGAAACAGACTTTAGGGAATTAGATATTGGTGATTTGCGTGGAATTGATCACATTCGAGACATAAAACGGCAAAGTCAATATAAACCAGTGCATGGTGAATGTATTGTATGGCTTATGGATGAATGTCAAAAAATGCTAGGGGATGCTCAAGCGGCTTTACTCAAGTCCTTAGAAGATACACCTAATCATGTCTATTATATTCTTGCTACTACAGATCCACAAAAACTTCTGCCTACAGTTCGTGGACGCTGCACACAGTATCAAATGACACAACTTAAAGACTCTGATTTATACAAGCTTCTACGTAACGTAGCACGTAAAGAAGAAGTAACTATAGAGAAAGAGATATATGATCAAATCATACTTGATAGTCAAGGTCATCCTCGTAATGCTTTACAGATTCTTGATCAAGTAATTTCTGTTGAACCTGAACAACGTCTTGCTGTAGCAAAAAAGACTGCTGAAGTTACTAATCAAATTGTGGATTTATGTAGAGCATTACTAAGTAAACAAAGTTGGAAGAAAGTTGCTTTGATATTAAAAGGATTAAAAGATGAAGATCCTGAACAGATTCGTCGTGCTGTCTTTAATTATGCTGGTGCAGTTTTGTTAAATGGTGAAAATGATCAGGCAGCAATAATGCAAGATGAATTTTTTGAACCTACATTTAATGTGGGATGGCACGGCATTACGTATGCTTGCTACAAAATAGTCAAGTCTTAACTTTAAAAATAATTTAAAAATAGTTGTAAAAAGTTCATCAGTTTTGAGTATAATATAGTGAAAGAGAGAAAAGCATGACTGTAGAACAAGTGAGTAAAGCATTACTTAAAATATTTAATGAATGTGAAGAAAATGATCATAATAATCATACACATAGTATAGAAGCAGAAATAGGGAATGCTTGTATTTCTGTAAATACTGATTATGAAGTTTGGCTTGATGGGTGGTTTGACCTTCATAAACTTGCATTTGAATTGGTAAAAGAATTAAATACAATTACTGAAAAGAAAGAAAATTTATGACAATCAATTATGAACAAGACATGAGGATAGATCCTGACAATTTGGACGTGGAGTGGCTCGAACAAGCGCCACTGGCAATGCGCTATGCCAAACATCTAGTACACTGTCATGCTAAAGTCAGACAATTAGAAGAGCAGAAAAAGACAATTCGTTCTGAATTGATTCTGCAAGTGAATCGTGATCCTGAAAAGTATCTTGATAAAGAAAAACCTAATGCAGCAGACATTGAGGCTTACTATAGAAACCACAGTGATTATAAAGATGTAATTGAAGAATTGAATAAAGCATTAGAAGAAGCCGAGTATGCTGAACTCGCTAAAAATGAAGTCAGCTTCACTCGTAAAGCCGCTCTGGAAAATCTTGTGAAATTATTTTCTGCACAATATTTTTCTGGTCCCTCAATTCCTCGTGATCTTAGTAAAGAATGGGAGAAACATGAGAAGCAACGTAATGCTGATGCTGAAACTGCTGAAGCTATGAGTTCTAGATTGAAACGTAGAATTAAATAAAAGTAAAGTTTATGTTGCCTAAAATTCAATGGAATAGAATGTCTAATGACAATACAATTTACTATATTGCTCAAGAAAATAATCGTATAGTGAAATTACTTCAGAATAATGTTGCTTTGACTTGGGATTTATTTCTTTATTTTGATGATGTGCTTGTAAATCCTTTACTATATCCGGGACTTACTAAACTGAGTTTTGAATTAGCCAGAATTAAAGGGGAAGAGTATCTAAATCTTAAATAAGAACTAAATTAAAAAGAAGGGCAAAGTAATATGGACTGTCTAATACTAAGATGGGAGACACGAATGGTGAACCATAGAATGTCAGGTGGGTACAGTCCTGCAACTATCATATTAGACAGTCCTCCCTTGAGATAGTTTATGAAATTTAAAGAAATATTAAGTTTAATAAAAATCATATTTGCTGCCCGTGTGATTCAAGAGTTTCTATGGAAGGAACATAGAAATGAACAGTTGAGTCTTGAACTTTGGAAACGACTACTTGATAAACGATTAGATAAAATCAATTTGATTCAACGTAGTAATCCTCATTGGCAAGTTGAGTTACGAAAAAGATTATTACAAAATGCAGCACTGTCTTTAGCTTGCATAAATCTTATCCCAAAATTGAAAGATTAATGCAATGAAACCTAAAATTTCTTCTGACACAAATCAAGATCAAGTTTGGGCAACAATCAGTTATACTTTGAACTTAGGTAATTTTGAGTCATGTAAAGTTGAACTTGGTACAAGCAGAACAGTGACAGAAGAGACTGCTGAACAAACTCGTAATGAACTTTGTGCAACATTAATGGATGAAGTAGTAGAACAAGGTAAAAGTCTTAAAAAGAGAATCAAAAGACTTCCTAGAAAAGATGAAAATGACTAATTAGTACTTTCATTGGAATAACACACCTGTAACTCTGCAACAACGAAAGTACACACAAAAGTATTGTTCTAAACCTAGTGGCTTTTGGTTTGATGTTAATAAAGACTGGGCAAAATGGTGTAAAGCTGAAGAATTTCGTCTTGATACATTACAATATATCCATGAAATTATAATAAAAGACTCAAGTAAAATTTTGTTTCTCACAAATGAAAATGACTTAGACACATTTACAAATAACTATGCGATTACTAAATTTCCTTATAGGTTTGGTGATTGTATAAATTGGGTAAAAGTTGCAAAGTCTTTTAGTGGGATAGTAATTTCTCCTTATATTTTGGGAAGAAGATTCAACTTATTTTGGTATTATAACTGGGATTGTGCAAGTGGGTGTGTTTGGAATTTAAACGTTATTAAATTGGCAAAAGGCATAAAAGAAAATCAAAAAAGTAATTGAGAATGTCTGCTGTGTGGATGACTTTTTAGAAGCTTTGGGCCTTGTGCCCAAAGAACATTCACGTAAAGAGTGTAGAGTGTATAGTAAAAGCAAATCAACAATCCTTAAGGAGAACATTGAATGGCAAAATCAGGCAGTAAATTTGGTGACAAGTATCGAGATAAAGTAGGTTTCGATAATGAGCGTGAAAAAGCAAGAGGCAGCAGCTATGGACATCTTATACTTCCTCGTGGAGTGAAGATGTTTCAGGTTGCTGGTGGTGATCGAGTACGGTTTGATATACTCCCGTATGAAATCACTGATGAAAAGCATATGTGTCGTAATGATGAACGAGAAGTCGCTCTTCCTGGTTCAATGTGGTACAGAAAGCCTTATAAGATGCATCGTAATGTAGGAGCATCGAATGAATCTGTAGTATGTCTTGATACGTTCAAGAAACGTTGTCCTATATGTGAGTATCGGGCAAAACTTGTAAAAGAAAAGAAAGAAAGTGAAGAAGAGATTAAATCGCTAAGAGCAAGCTTGCGTAATCTCTATGTTGTCGTTCCGATCAAGCACAAGGAATATGATGAAGTTATTCACATATTCGATATCAGTGGATTCAATTTTCAAGACATGCTCAGTGAAGAAACTACTGAAAAGCCTGAGTTCAGAGTCTTCTTTGATCCTTCTGAAGAGGGCTTTACTATCAGTGCAAGATTCAGTGAAGAGAAACTTGGCAAGAATAAGTATGCTGCTATCAGCAGAATTGACTTCGAGGAACGTAGTGAAGGTTACGATGAAGACTTTCTAAAGAAAGTTCCTAATCTTGATGAAATGCTTCAGGTTCTTACATATAAAGAAATTGAAGCAAAGTTCTTTGAACTTGATGAAGAAGCTTCCGATACTTCTGAAGAGAAAGTTTCTAAAAAGCACCAAACTGAAGAGGAGGAAGAAGAGGAACGCCCAAGAAAATCTCATAAAGAAGAAAGAGAGGAAGAGGAAGAACAATCAAAATCAAAACGTAAAGTGAAAGCAGATGAAGAAGAGGAAATCCCTCATAAGTCTTCTAAAAAATCAATGAATGAATGCCCTGCCTGTGAAGGTTCTGGAGAAGATTCTAAAGGCAAAGAATGTCATATCTGCAAAGGAACAGGCATAAAGAGGCGTAGAATTGAAGAAGAGGAAGAGCCTGAAGAGAAGCCTCGTAAGTCTTTTCGTAAAGATGAAGAGGAGGAAGAGCCTGAAGAGAAGCCTCGTAGTTTGAAACGCAAATCTTCTGAACCTGAAAAGAAGTCTGGAAAATGTCCTTCTGGACATAAGTTCGGAGAAGACTGTGATGAATATCCTAAGAACTGCTCAGATTGTCCTATGTGGGATGATTGTTTTGAAGTAGCAGAACAACTAAAAAAGTAACTTTATAGGTACACACCATGACCAAGGACTTTTTAAGTAAAAATGATGTCCTCATTGGTGCGTATGTTTCACACGATCAGGCAAGTCAGTTCAGTATGGCTGCCTTGTCTGATGGTGTGAATAAATCAAGTCTCTTGAAGACTTTGATT